AATGGTATATAACCATAGCAAACATTTTATTTATTGCTATTTGGTTAGGTATTATTCCAGTTGTCTCTGCTCTACCATGATATGATCCTTTAACTGGTTCCCAGTTATTAAATGCTATTGGATAATAATCTAGTCCAGTATCTTTGTCTTCGTAAATATATCTATTTTGTACAAATTTATGAGCAAATACCTTGCCATCTTTCTTAAAGTATTTGATAACATATAACGCTTTGCTATATCCATCTGCGTTTACTTCAACCTTACCATTGTCCCCCATTTGATGTTGTGTATCATCATCAGCTTCGATATATGCCCAACCATCATCACTATTGTACTTTTTATATTCTTCACGCAAATTCTTAACTAAATCACGCCCTATAACTAAGATATATGGTTGTTTCTCAACTTTTCTTGTGTTAGGGTTACCAAACATTACATTAGTTGCGTCTATTATTTCAGCTTTGATTATCCCTCTTACATCAGGGTTTGTTTGTTTATATGGTTGTTCATCAAAATCAAAATACCAATGTAAGCACCAATCTCCTGTATCAAACCCATCTCCTAAGAGTTGACGAGATAATGCGTCAAAATTAATATTTTCTAATATGTTTTTTATTTCTGCGTTTGCTAAGTCTGTATCCTTTACCTTTTGTTGCATAGTTGGTTCTAGACTTTGAGGTCTATATTCCATTGGACTAATTGATATTGCTATGTTATCAGTCTTTAAACTAGCAATTTTAAATTGTTTAACACGTTTTATTATGTTAAATACTGGTTTAGGCAAACCATCAGCAACTACATTTCTCCATTGATCTCCATTTGCAAAAGCTATATTTGCGTCTATTGTTTCATAGTAGTTCTTATCACTACCATATAATGCGTTATTATAACGTATTCCCGATTCATATAGTGCCCAATCTTTTTCAATATTTGATTTTTCTTCTTTTTCTTTCATCTAGACACCTACTTTCTACTACGAGCTATGCTTTCATCATAGTTCATTAAACTTTCAAACGCCTCTCTAAGACGCTTTTGTTTATCTTTTTCTGCTTGTGATAGCTCAGGTTTTTCTTGTTTTTCTGTTTGCTTTGTATTGTATTGCCTAGCGTTGTATATCGTATAACAGTTTATAGCTATCATAATTAACATTAATACTATTATTAAAATTTCCATTTACCCTCCATAACTCATATAGCCACGAGTTGCTACTGCCCCTGCTATTCCAAGTATTCCTTCTTTTCGTCTAGCATTTTGGCTTTCTAAGAACCTAAGTTCATCATCTGTCATTATCTTAGTTGCTCTTGTTCGTTCAATACAGAAACCTCTTAATGCGTCTGGTGCATGTGTAAACTCGTGTGGTTCTTTTGCTACATCATTAGCGTTCTTTTCATCGTGCTGTACAATAGGCAAGGTTCTGATAATGTTTATACAAGTATTGAAGAATTTTAACTTAGATGTTATATAAGTCTCTCCTGTTTGTTCATCAGTTGCCTCAAATACTTTTATGTGTTCGGCTACTGCATACCAACCTTGTACACGATTGTTAGCACTACGCCTTAATATAACTCCGTTCTCACGAAATATATCACAGGCACTCTTTCCTGTATCGTTTCGTCTATTCCATAAGTCAGGTGGTGCATACGTGAATTTTATTTTGTCATCACCATTTACTTCTAGAATACGAGCTGCTGCTTTAGATACAATTAAGTTAGGTTCGTATAACTCTTTATAGACATATTCATTACCTTTTGGATCAATTGCAACCCATAGGCAACATAACATATCTAAACCATAGTCGATAGTTCTGTATCTATCCCACTCATTAGGAATTTCAAAAGGTTCAATTACATGTACCTTACGGTCAAACTCAGTAAAGTATTGTCCGTCAAATATGTCCCAGTTACCATCTTTTAGTGCCTTACGTTCCTTTTCAGGCAAGGCGTCTAGACGTTTTATATAATCAGGATCGGCTTCCATTAAGTATTTATTATCAGTTACAAAACTAGGGATAAATATACGAGTTGTTTGTGTTCCTACTTCATTTCGTACTTCGTGTATCTCATTAGGTTTACCAATATCTATGAATCGTGCCTTTACCCACTCGTGTCCAACTCCTCCAGGGTTAGTAGAACTTTTTATCCTTTTAGGGAAGTCATTAGCACCACGACAACGTGAGATCATATATACATACATATATTCAGTAAAGTGCGTTAACTCATCAAAACGAATTACGTCATATTCAGCTGATTGGTATTGATATACGTCTTGTTCATTATCTATATAACCAAAATCTATTAGACTACCATTTTTAAATGTCCATACGTGTTTAGCAGAGTTATAACTTGCTATTTCTCGTGGATATAAGCCTTGTGTAGTACGTATTACACTACGTTCCAAATCAGGAAATGTTCGTCTAAAGATTATTTGCTTAGAACCTGCATACTTACAAGCATAAACAAGTGCGTCTATTATTTGTGCGTAAGTCTTACCTCCACCAGCAGCACCACCAAAAAGTGTTTCAAATGCTTCTGATGTCATAAACTCATTTTGTTTTTTAGTTATTTTTACGTCCATTATCCATCAATTCTTTTTGCTAGGTTCTTTTTAATTAAGTCTTCTGCTAGTTCTTCAGTAACTTCAAGTATATCTCCAGTAATTACCCAACCTAGTAGTTTATTATTCTTTGGTGTTAGTTTAATGATTTCACCATATCTATCGTATTCATCTGTATTGATTACTTCTAGTTTGACTAATTTCATTTCAACTTTCTTTTCAGTCTTTTTCATATATTTACCTCCTCCTAGATAATCTAGCCATTTTTCTTTAGCGTGATTATCATAATCGCTTAAAACTGGTATCTTTAATAATTTCTTAACATCAAATTTCATATTTAGAGGTACTACATATCCATTTACTCCGTCTTTGATTAGCTCAGTACAACCTTCAATATCGGTTACGATACATGGAGTTTTATACTGTAAACTCTCCTGTACGGTATATGGTAGTCCCTCAACGTCAGAAAGTAATACGGTATAATCGGCGTCTCTCAAATAGTCCCATATATCAAAACGTGGTTCATAGTATTGTATTTCCTCACCCTTTAGGTTATGAGGACCATTTGTAAATATTTTCCAATCAAATTTGATTCCAGCTTCTCGTAACATCGTACAGAGTTTCTCCATACGTGCACCACCCTTGTCAGGATCAATTCGAGTACAGCTTATTAAGTGTAGTACCTTATGTGTTTCCTGTGTAGGTGCTAGTATGTTTTGTATTGTAGTTGGGTTATCCTTTAATACGAGTTTGCTCATCTTTGATACAAAATAACCACAACCAACTACCTCATTAGTTTTACTAAAAGGTTTATATTGTGCATTTAAAATCTTATTATCAGAGAGATATTTATAATTAGCGTGTCTCATTTCAATATAACGATTATCCTTTGAGATAACGTTATTAGGTACTGTTCCCCATACTGAGTTTCTAATAAAAATATCGCACTCATATTTCTTATTAGGATCATAATGCTCGAGTGTTACATAAGGTGCTATTCTACGCATTTGTGTATAATACCCAGTATCATATAAAATCGTTATGTCGTAGTATTCCCATAAATTAATTACGAAGTTATATAGAAACGTCTCAACTCCACCAATTTCACAAAATCGTGAGTGATATATCATTAAGTGTTTCATTTTGCACCCCACGAACCTAACATTAAGTGTTTTTGATATTTATCCATTGTTTCTTTAGAGTATACCTTCATATTAGGTACTTGTTGTGTTTCATAACGATTACGGTCTATTCCATTTAATGCGAGTATATCTGACATTATCATTGTGTTTGTTTTATAGTCATACCAATTTTCTTTAACTTCAAACGTTTCGTTATCGTAATAATCTAGCATTTGTTTTATTATTTCATTACCTGCTTCAGAACCCATTACAGCACATACTGGATAACCAGGCTGTTCAAACCCTGTAAAGGCAGGACAATCAAATAATTCTCGTAAATCTTTATAGACCATTACATCAGTATCTACATAGATACCACCTAGCTCATATAACGCCCATAAACGAGCTACATCTGATACAAACGCCCACTTCTTATTTTTATAAGCGTCCTCAACATATTTATTAAAATGTATATTGAAGTTATCCTCATTAATCTCGAGTACCTCAACATCAGGCATTACCTCACGCCATGACTTCATACAGTTCAATACTTCTTTAGGCTTTTCTCCACGCCCAAACCAACAATATATTAATCGCATATCTTTACCTCTACTCGTTCTTCATCAGAATAGAACTTCTTTATATGTAAGTCATATATTATTGTGTCGTCTTCATACGCTACTCCGTTTAGCCCATCTAAGATTGACTTAGCTACATTATCTATATCTCCATTATGTAATGTATTAGGTTTTCCCATTAGTTCAGCTCGTTTCTTTTTAGAGTACGACTTCGGTACATTAAAAAAAGCATTAATCTCCATGATTAACGCCCCCTCTAGTTTGGTATCTCCATATTTCTCAATATAAGAGTCTGCTACTAACTTTTGATATTTTAACGTAGGCTCAGGTGTATATGTTTGTATGAAGTTTCCTCGCCTCATAAATCTAGGTCTTTGTTTGGGTTGTATCTTACCATAAACTGTAAATTCAATCATTGTTCCTCCAGTTTTTAAGTACCTAATAGTACCTCAAAAAAGTTATAAAAAAATACCCCATACCGTTTTAGCATGGGGGGGATATTGAAACTCCTCAATAGCTACTATATACAGGGGTGATCGGATATATAGTAACCATTAAGCAGCTTCAATCTAGCTGCTTGCTCAGTCTCCCATTATAGGGTAGTGAGATAAATATGCAACAGTTATAGACCTGTATGCTTGTCTTCGTTCCTCGACAGGCTTCATAATGTATCGTTCATACATTACTCAGTGTGAAAAAAGAAAATAAATAAAGAATCTATGTACTTATCGTTTATTTCGTGTTATATTTAGGATAACAATTTTATCTTTGCCTATTTACTATACTTAGAATAAATCTGTGTGTATGTATATATATAGGTATCCTAGCGTGTGGTGGGTGTCATATTTTTGGTATACCCTATATACGAGGGGGAGGCGTTCTATCTCTCTATTGGTTGTATCTCTGCACCCCTCTAGCCTCTAGCACTCCACCAAGCCACAGTGCCAAGGCAACATAATGTGTATTATAGGAAGTAATTTATTCTATTTTTATATTTATATTTATACTACTATTTGAAGTACTTTGGTTTTCGTTTAATCGTAATTTATCGTATAAGATCCCTAAACTTGTTACAAGTTGGCTTAATTGTATCTTGTCATCGCTCTTGATTTGGTTTTCTATTCTATCAAGCATTAGTGCTATTATCTCATTAGCTTTTTTTGTAAAGTTACTTGAATAATCTTTTATACTGTTTGACAATATCAATGCTTTTTCTTTATCATCGAATTTGTTAACTATATCATAAACGCTTTGCCTTGTTATGTCATACTTTTTGCATATTGCTTGTATATTTTCATTTGTATGGTTTAGTTGATAATCAAGCAATATTGCTTTTTTGTCATCGTTGCTTAGTTTGTAATTGTGCTTTGTCATTGTATCACCTTATATATATTATAATATACTTATAGCCTTTTAATCATTATAACTGTTTTTTCTGATGTGGACATAGTCCCCTTTTTATTTGGTTTAGTTCCATTTTCTAGCCTGTATCACTATATATAATATAACACCTAAAAGTTGGCAATAGTTGGCAATGTTGCAATATTTTACAAAATTTTTTATATTATTAAAACCCTTATAATATAAGGCTTTCTCCATGATCTTGGCTATTCTCTAAAAAATTTTTTCAAAAAAGTGTTGACTTGTTCTCTATTACGTAGTATAATTGAGTTGTAAATTGAAAAAGGCAAACAAGACGCGACAGCATATATCAATTTATAATATAGCAAGTTTTGAAAATTTGCTATTGACAATTTATATATAACGTAGTATAATGAAAGTGTAAGTTGAAAAGGTGAGAAAAAGGCACTACACGACAAAAACCTATCCTATATTATATATAGCTTGATAGTTAGTTGTGGCGAGTGAGTTGAAAAGCTGGGCTCTAAACATAGGAACGAGGGAAAACCAAAAAAACAACTTATATAATAATAATATATTACGTAGTATATAAATATGTAATATATGATCTTTGACAATTTAATAGACCTTGTCAACGAGGTGGAAACCCTAAACGAGACAAAAAGCGTATTACAAAACGCAATAAAAGGCGACCTACTTTTTAAGTAGTTTACAAGATAGAAAAAAGGGAGTTGATAAAATGAAAAAATATAGATTAACTAATTTTTTTACTAATACTTTAATAATTATTGAATTTTTACTTTTTGTTTTAATTAGTGCAGAAGTTGAAGACACAACAATTTTTATAATATCCAAAACAATTTTAATAATAATGTTTTTATCTATATATCAAATTATAACTAAATATGGAAAATAAAAAAAATAATTCTATCTTGTAAAGTGCTTAAAAAGGCACTAGAAAAGAGGAAATAAAAAAATGAAAAAAGGACTATTAAAAAATGACAAAATGGGAGACTACGAAAAAGAACAGGGGTATGCAAGTTATAGAACACTTGTAGAGTATTACATTGGAGACATAGTATTGTGTAATAACATTGTAGAGGTTGATGATTCTGTCTACTATAACATGGCAGAACCAAACGAAAAATATTATAACGAAAATGATGAAGAAATAACATACGAGGAATATCTAGAAGACGAAAACGCCTACGCAGATAATAACACACCTGAAATTTTCCAATATTATCTATGTAATGTATCAAATTATGACAAGGAATTTTTAGAAAGTGCAGGAATAATATTATCATACAGCGATAAATTAGAGTGTGATGTATTATGTGTAGATCATTACGGGACAAGTTGGGGCTATGTTTTAACAGATGTTAAATTATTTGATAATTATGAAGATTTAGAAAAATATGAAGAAAGAGAGGAATAAAAATGAAAGTAGAACAATTTTATGCAAAAAATCAATTCCATTTATATGGAAACGGAAAGCACGAATTACAAAGCTATAACTCTTTAGTTGTAAGAATAACTGGAAATAGTTATGCAAATTTAACAATAACTTTAGGTCGCGATTGGGACTATTCAACGACAACAAGCAAATATGTTTATATGTTTTTAGAAGAATATGCTGATGTAGTATTCTATGGAATAAAAAACAAAAGAAAATATATAAACGATTTAATTAAACAAAATAAAATAAAATATGATGAAAAATTAATATAAAAAATATAAATGTTAGAAAATGAAAAGGAGAAAAAACAAAATGTTTATAATTAGTAAATCAATAACTGGAAAAGAATATTTATATTCTACAAAATACAGCATATTATGTAAAAATAAAAAACAAGCATTAGAATTAGCAAGTTTTTTAAATAAAAATAACAATGATTCACTTGGTGAATTTAAGTTAAAAGACGATGAAACGTGGTACGTACATGAAATAGATAAATATGATACACCACCACGTTACAGAATAGGTACTACTAAAGGAAAAATAACAATTAAACAATATGATCCATGGGGTAAATTTTATAATTATAGTTAATAAGAAAATATAAATGTTAATAAATGAAAGGAAATTAAAAAATATGAAAAATTTAATACAATTTGATAGCTATATAGTAGGCTATAAAGAAGATTTAATAAATTATTTAAACGATGAGGTTAAAAGATTAAGAAAAGACGAAGAAATAGGCAACGAAGAATTACAAGATTATTTAGAACAAACAAGCAATACATTAGAAGATTTAAAAAAATATGATGATTTAACATTGTTAGCTTTAGGTGAAGATTGGAACAGTGATTTTGTAATAAAACCAGCTACAATTGAATTTGAATTTTAAGGAGTGAAATAAAATGATAATAAAAGCTATGAAAAGATATTATATAGAAGATTATACAATTATACAGTTAAATGAAATATTACAAAAACAATATGATTGTAAATATTTAGTAACAATCAACAATGACATAGTATATTATGCAGATAAATTAAAAGACGCTAAAAATTGCGTATATTTACAAATAAAGGAGAGTGAATAAAATGATAGCAAATAAAAATCAATTAAAGAAAGCATTAAAAGAAAGAAAAGATAGTATAAAATTTAAAACAATAGTAAATGAAGTTAGAAATGATAGACAACTAGGAATTTTAAGAGACGTAGGATCAAAAATACAAACAAACGCTTTTACAATAGCAACAGAAGTAGAAGGGCGTGGAATAATAGATAGTCATGTTTGGTATGATGAAATTGATGTAATAGATAATATAATAAAATTTAAAGAAAAATTTGGTAATATTCAAATTGAAATAGTAGAAGTTTAAAGGAGTGATAAAAAAATGAAAATAAGAGAAGATTTAAAAGAAATAAAAGATTACTGTTATAAATACATAGAAAGACAATATGGAATTAATCAAAATTATATTAGAAAAACAAAAATAACAAAAAATGGACTATTTATATATGGGCATAAAGTATATGCACCAGGTTATAGATTAACTTACAATGTACATACATATATAAGTTGGTATGAAAGCAATAATTATAGTTTTATAAATGATCTGCTAGATATGTTTGTATTAGATTGTAATAGATTAAAGGAGTGTGAATAAAAATGAATAATTTAAAAGGCTTAGTAGAAAAAATAATAGAATATACATTGAATTGGAGTATTACTGAAAATGAGTGGTATTGGAATATTGCTTGTATGAGAAAAAGCGAAAATATAAACGAAAAAAATATTACTGATAAAGAGTTTCAAGTAGCTATTAGAGAGGAAATATTATACGATTTAGTTTATAAAAATGGCGTAGGAATAAAGAATCAAATAGAAAATGACTTGTGTAATTATGAAGATCCAAACTTAATAAGAGACGTTAATTTATTAGAAAAAGAAATAAAAAAATATATAAAGGAATTTAAAATAAATTATTAGAGGAGGCACAAAATGAAAGATAAAATATTAAATAAATGGGAAGAATTATGGAACGATCTACATAATAATTATAATAAAATTGTTGTAAAAGATGATTATGATGATACAAAATATACAATATTATACTTAAATAAAAATGATAGCTTTGAAAAAGTTGAAGATTTATGGAAAGAAATGAGAAAAGAATTTAGAGAAAATGGTGAATCATACGATTACATTGATACATTATCTATATTTTTAGATAGAATTGACGATAAAATAGATATATTTGAATTTTCAATGGTAGATATATATACAGAACACGAATATGAATTAGAAATATAGAGGTGATCTTATGAATAAATATAAAAATAATAATTATATATATTGTGTTATGCTGTTTGGAATAATAATATTAAGTTTTACAACAATAAAAGAATTAATAGCAATAAGCGAAATAAGAAATACTAATTATGAATTTTGTTATCAAGGGACTTGCTATTATCAGAAAATAGGTGATTATTTAGACGGGAATAATTAATTGACATATAATATAACGTAGTATATAATATAAATAAAGAGGTGAAGAAAATGGAAAAGAAAAAAAGAAATTATACTCAATCAAAATATGATTACATACATAAATATACGCAAGAAAACTATATTACATTTGGTACAAAACTTAAAATAGAAGAATATGAAGAATTAAAAGAAATGCTAGAAGCTAAAGGCATGACAAACTCTGACTTTATAAAATGGGCGATAGAAAAACTCAGATCAATTTAATCTAGCGTTCTTTTTAATTCCTTATATAAAAAAAGAAAGAGCCTTTGGGGGCTCTTTTTTTCGTGGTTTAAAATAATAATTCTTTTACTCTTTAAATACCTTTATTTTCCATTTTATTCTTCTCTAGTATATTTATACTAACTTTTATTTAATCTTCGTCTATTGGCTTGTTTGGTGTCTTCTCGTCAGTATCTTCATAAGTCCAGGTGTCTATACTACTTTTTCCACTAGCTATACACAAAATTTCTATTATGAAGCCGATGATTCCACCTAACACAAAACCAAAGATAAACCCTAGTGTGAAGTCGTTGAATATTTCCATACATAACCACCTGCACTTTTCCTTTTTTCACTCATTTTTTCTTTACCATTACTTTTGATCCTGTTTCTTTCTCATAATTCATTAGAAAATGATTTATATTTAGTAATAGCTCGTATTTATCTATTACATTTAAGTTTGAATTATAAATTGTATCACTTATTAGTTTGATTGCTTCTTCAATACTTTCTTTTTGCATTTGTCCTCCTTTTCTGCTCTTATTTCTTCATATTCCTTATGTTTCATAAGTAGTAAGTCTATATCAGATAAATCTTCTTTCTCGTATTCATAAGTTCCTTCTTTTGTTTTTATCTTTATGTTATATTTTTCCATTAGTGTTCTCCTTTAAATATTTATCAATTCTTTCTTTTAAACATTGTTTTAATTCTTCTTGATTACATAAAATAATAAATATTTCTTGTTTATTAAAAGTTAATATTTCTTTGTATTGTTTATCGTTAAATGTTTCTTTCTTTACTTGCAATTCTAAATAGTTTCTATCTTCTATATATCTATGGTCTATAAACCAAAATAATAATTCTCTATCTAAATATCGTTTTAATTTTCTTTTATAATATTTATCTAATATTTTTTCTATCATTTACTATTCTCCTTTAGTTCTTTTAATTTACTTTTTATTGTTGTTATAAAATACATGCCTTCAGTATCTTTTTCCATATAATATATATCATCAACTCTATGAGTATAATCTTGAATATCTACAATTGGATTACTTTCTAAATAATTTTCCATATCTTTCACATATTCAGTTATTATGTTATTTAATCTTTCTATTTCTTTGTCTTTTTCTTCTTCATTTTCACATAACCATATAAGTTCACTAATAATTAAATCTTCATTTTTGCAATTTGTTTTTCCTTTTATGTGTTCCTCTATAAAGTTCCTTATTCCACAACAACCTATATAGCCACAAGTTCCACAAACTTCACAATATGGACTATCGTATTCTTCACTCACTCTTTATCACTTCCTTTTAGTAATGTATATATAATCACTCCAATTAAGAAGCCTCCTATATACCATAATGCAAACTCTGTCATTTTGCCTCCTTTATATTTCCTTTTAGTAATGCTTCTATGTTTTGTAGAATCACTACTGTTTCACCACTTAAATTGTATGTTGTATACGCTTTTCTTAAATTGTCATCAATGTATTTTAGTACAACGTCTATTCTATTTAGTTTAGCTGCCGTCTCTATACTTAATATCTCGCCTCTCATATTCCTAAAATAAACCATAATAGTTCCTCAAATATTGAGTTGTTTTCGTTCAGATCACAATCTTTTGTGTGTTTTCTAAATAAACCTAAACGATACAACCTATTATGTCCTTTCCACTCTCGTACATAACTATTTACACTTCTCGTTACAGGCAACATACGTGCCTCTCTCGTGAAGATTATTTCTTCTACAATGTTTTTCATTGACTTAGCTAGTTTTATCTCATAACTGTCTTCTATATGTGTATTATTCCTTGTTGGCGTTATCTTCATAGCCTAATACCTAACTCGACAAGTATTTTTTCTGCGTCTTCAGGTCTTATTAGTATTGGTCTATTGCGTTTGATACACTCTTTTAGTCTTTCTATAATTTCCTTCATCGTCTACCCTTTCTATTAGCTTTATAAGTTTTATACAAAGTCTAATCATATCTTCTCTAGTTAATGCGTAGTATTTCTTATTGTCGTGTTCTTCAAAATTTGTCTTTATCAAAACTCTATTAAGTTCTTCTCTAACATCTCTTATTTCCATATATTCTCCTATCTCAACCACTCCCCCTGAGGTTATAAATAGTTCCTACCATATCGTTTTATGAAGTCTTCATTTGTCTTGTTGTAATATTCGCACCATTTAGCTTGTCCTGTTTGTTTTAATTCATTGTCAAACTCTTTATTAAAGTGCACTCCTTTATTGCTCATATTGTGCATTTTTGGAGTTAAGAATACTACTAAGCCATCTTCTATACTCTTTTTTCTATTTGCTGTTCCAAAAAATATCTCGTGTCTATGTAGTCCTGTTTCTCGATAGTTCCTCCAATATGGTGGGTTATCGTCCATTATGCAAAATTCTTCCATAGTATCACCTCTAAAATAGTTTCAATTGGTTGTTTGTCATTTCTTCTAGATCAATTAGTTTGACTTCCCATTTATCTTGTACCTTTAATACAACACTTCCAAAAGCTGGAGATTTACCTGTTTTGCCAAGTCCACTTTCAAATGGTATTCTTCCATTAGGTATATAAAGCAACCCCCCCCCGACTTCTTTTGTCGCATTGTAGAATCGTTTTGTAGTTAGAAACTCTATTGGGAAAAGTACATATATGTTTATGTTTGGGTTTTCCTTGTATGTTTGATACGCTTTTTCTAAAAATTTATGTTTCTCTGTAAAAGGTGGGTTTATCCATATTTTCTTGTATTTAGTCCAGTCTTGAATCAAACCATTGGTTTCAATAGTGTCATAGTTAACTATCCCAAACTCATTGGCTTTTTCTTTTGTTGTTGCAGGATCATAATCAAACTTTCCAAAATACTCAACAACTCTCTTTGGTGTGTAATACTCGTTGTCCTTCTCAAAATTGGTTTGTTGTTTGTTAGGGATACCCCCCCCACATCTTTGCGTAATTCTTGTTTTATAGGGTGTTGGTTTGTCATTAAAAACCTCATACATGTTTTTCCCTCTCTCGTACTGCATTTTCGTAAAAGTATCTAACTGACCTTTCAGAGTAGTGTGTCTCTCTAGCTATCTCAGACCAAGTCATGTGTCTAAAGCGATTTGTATATCTATCTCTTACTCTCTTTTGCTCTCGTAAATAAACTACTTGTTTTTCTGCTTCTCCATATTTATCAAGTCTCTTTAATTCCCTCTCTACCCATTGATTTAAAGTTAGTATCTTGTCATTGATATATTTCAGCGTGTCATCAATTCCAAGTTCGTCTTTTATTTCTGTATACTTTAGTAGTTTATCTATCCTTTCGCCACCATCTACTCTTTCGCTTTGTATGTCGGTACTCTTAGGCATTGTTAAACTCATTATTTGAGCTAGTCGGTTTTCCCAATATATCTTGTCATTTTCTAGTTTGTCTAGTTCTTTAGCTGCTTCCTCTAAAGTCATGTTTTCCATTATCTACCTCTTAATAAAATGGTAGTTCGTCTTCTGATATTACAATTTCTTTTGGTGATCCTAGTTTATCTATATTTTGTGGTGTTACTTCTCCTGGTTTTTCAAATGCTAGTATTTTAATTAAGAATTTTGTTCCTTTTCTATCATCAAATTCCCAATCAAACCAAGTTAATGTTGCTTGTTTTATTATGATTTCAGTTTTATTCTCTAGCTCTACGCCTTTTAAAAACTCTACTGGATAGTATCTATTTTGGTATTCTTCTCCTACCTTTTTAGATATTCCAATTAAGTATTTACCTTTTTCGTCTTTGTATACTTTAACTGGTATGTTCTTTCCATTTTTATCTTCGTTTTTTATTAGTATCATTTTTACCTCCTATACTCTATATTGACTAGCTGGATCAATTCTCTTGTAGTTGTCTCTTATATCTTCTTCTCTATCTTCAATCTTTTCCTCTAGTCTATCTATCTCTAGTATTAAATCTTCTAGCATACTTTCTATTGAATAGTTATCGTATACTATCACATTAGATTCTCCATCACCCTCATATCTTTCTTTTGGATAATCTACACCATAATCAGTTCCTGTTATGTTTTTAACTCTTTCATATAATTCTCTATCTATCTTCATTTTTCTTACCTTTTAAACCTTTTACTGCGTGTTCTAGTTGCTCTATTGTCATATCTTTATCACTATCTACTTCATAGTATTTAAGTATCTTTTCTAAGTCAGCTTCCTTTTCCATTACTAAGTCTTTAAATTCTCTCATTAGCATTAGTTTTTTCTTTTGCTCGTCTTCTGTTAAAGCTGCACCATCATCATCAGTTGTTGCTAGTCCAAAAGCCATTAGTAATGAGTATCTTCTTGCATAGGTTAAAGCACTTCCTTGTTCTTGTGCTGGATTCTTTATTCCTGTTAGAGTTGCTTGTACTACTCGTGATCCTTGTATCCACTCGTCTTGCCACTCACCATCTATGCAAATCTTAGTGAAGATATAGTCATCTCCTTCTATTCTTTCTATCTTTTGCATATATCTAAGTTTGTTTTCTTCTAACCACTCGTGTATCTTTGCTATGTCTGTGTATTTGTATCCATATCCTTTTGCATTTTTAAATAGTGCTGTCTTCATTAATTTATCCTCCTATAAACTGTTACATTTTTATTAGTCCAATAGCATTTCTTCTTTCCTATTGGTTCTACAATACCCATTATTGATAATTCAGTAAGTCTAGGTGCTGTATAGTTTCTTTCATTACTAGGTATTAACTCTCTTATATACATTTCCTGAGCTATTTCTTTTGCTGTCATTTCTTTTCCGTCTAGTATGTCTAATATTTGTTTGTATCTTTTTTCTTTATCTACTGTTTGTTCTGATTCAACTCTTGTTTCTAGAGTTGTGTTTTCTCCTGGTATTCTATATTCCATTTTTAATCTCCTAACTTTAATAATTCTCTGACTATCTTCGTTGGTGCTATTAATTTGTTTGTACGTGGTAGTAAATAATCACGCTCTTTTGCTATTTCTACGGCTTGTTTTATGATTTCACTAGCTGACTTGTAACCTATGTTTGCTATTTTTTGTAGGTCTTTTATCGTTAGATAATTTTGATTCATCAATTCCACCACGCATTACTCTCCTTTCACGTACTAATTTCTTTACTTGTTTATCTAGTAGATCAACTTCTTGTAATAAGTTTTGTCTTTCTGTTAGTAAGTCTTCATATACTAACTTTAATGAGTTATATTTCTTTCTGTATTTATTCTCCTCAAATATTCTTTTTATTATTCCTTTTTTCATCTTTATAAATTCCTTTCTTCTTTAGTTCTCTTAAAAATTCAAATTTCTTTTTTTCTTCTTCGTTTCTTTTTTCATCAACGTATATCGTTGTCTTACACATATAGCAGAATTGTGTATCATATATGATTGGTATTCCTGTTCTCATACCACATTTAGGACACTCTCTATATACTTTTTGGGGTTCAGAGTTAGATAACTTCGTGTACCAATAATCATCTCTAGTTCTAGGTTTTCTCATCATGTTTCCTCCTATCCCAAATAAATCTTTTGTTCTCATATTTCTTTAACTGAAGCTATCTAAAATATCTTCAAACTCCTCTTGTTCTTCTTTAGTATTATTTTTAGGTTTCTCACCAAACCACGCTGGTGTTACTTCAATACTGGGTTTACGTTGGTGTGTCTCCCAAGTGATTAATTTCTGTTTCCAGTTTTTAATGTCTTTCCAATTAGATACTTCATAGTAGTCGTAGAATACTTTAGGATCAATGGTGTTATGTCTCTCTTTGCAATAGGCTTCCACTTCTTCTAAAGTTGGTTTAGTAAATTCTTTCTTTATATTTCTTTCTTTAGTATTTTTATTGTTATTAGTATTTATATTGTTATTAATAGTATTTGTTTCCTGTGAAGCCACCAGTGGTGAAATAGGTGTTGTGGTTTCAGGTGTTGTGGTTTTGTAATAATTTAGTTTGATATACCACCCAACTATTTGCTTCTTATCATTAAGTCGTTTTTCTATTTCTATAAGTTCCATTTCCTTTAATCTATTTTTTAAAGTTTTTAACTTATCAGTACCCCAATGTAAACATTTCTTTG